AATCACACCTGAGTTTATTTCACGCATATAAGGTGTAAATAATCTACCAAGTTCATTACGTAAACCAGCTAAAGGTACAGTATTATTTAATAATGAACCTACTATACGTTGACCTTGACCGGGTTTAGCACCGAATAAGTCAACAAAAGATTGTATTCCAGATAAATAAGATTTACTTGTAACAGCTTGTGCAACTACAAGAGATATTTTACCTAATTGATTCTCTGTCCACTCTTCTCCCATAAGATGACTTGCATCACCTACGTCAGCTATTGTAGATAAGATTAAGTTAAATGGTTCCATTGAATCATAACCTACACGTACATCACCAATTTTAATTGTACGTGGTTCCCATTTACCATCTAACCAAACCTGTCTTGTTTGTCTATCTACTGGTCCATTACCATTAAGATCACCTCTCATCCATGCCTGTGTAGCCATAAATACGACAGCAGCTCCCATGGCAAATCTACCTGTTTGTAAAGCTTTAGCATTAGCTAATTCTTCTGGTGTAAAGATACCATACTTTGCTACATTACTTAAATCATTAGGATTTGCAAATGCTATATCGTTAAACTCTTTAACTAAGAAATTAAAACCGGGTGTATACTTACCAGTAAGTTTTAAACCATTAACACCTGTTCTTGCAAATAAGAAAAATGGTTTAGCCATCGGTGTAGCACTAAATACATCATTAAGACCTTTTGTAAAGCCTGTAAGTTCTTGTGTAAGTGTAACTTCTTTACGTGCAAACTGTGTAGCCTCATCAATTATATTACCTTGTGCATCAAAGACTTGTGCGTAGAAATCATCTTCATAAGCTTTCAATAATTCTGGTGTAATCTCAGGTAATTCAATTCCATTCTTTTGCATATCAAGAACACGACGCATAGCTTTTTCACGCATCTTTGCACGACCTAAGATGTAAGCAAATGAATCGTCAGTAGCCGCCATCAACTTAGTAGAATAAGTTAAGAAGTTAGAATTATTCATGTT